GATCGAGCGGTTGGAGGCACGCATTCGAGCACTCGAGGGCGAAGATGCTTGAAAGAATTCTCCTCGCTTTCGCGACGGCGATCATCGGATTCCTTGAGAGACGCGCCGAGCAAAGCACAAAGGCTACAGATGCAAAACAAGATCGCGCTCTTCTTACTCGCGCTGCAATTCGTCTTCGCAGGATGCGCGCCAAGAACGGTCCTCGTTCCTGAATCTGCGCCGATGCGTGTCGGGCCAGATGTGAAGGCGTTCGTCTACACGTCGGAAGGATCCCAATGGGTTCTCAGCGGGAATCGCGTCGAGATCCCCGAGGGTTGGTATCTCGTCCCTCCGTCATTCGTCGATGCGCTTGACGAAGAGGTCGATCGTGAAGGCTAGAAGTAGACTGATGCATCCTCTCGACGTGCCGTGCGATCGCATCGCGAAATGGCTGACGACGGGAGAGGTCGCAGCGAGGCTCGGCATAAGCAAGAATCACGCGGCACGGCTCATCGATCAAGGCATCATCTTGGGAGTCCGCATCCCCGAGTCCCTGCATCGTCGCGTCCATCCAGACGTGCTCGCGGAGTTCGAGCGTACGAGAGGCTACAAGAGAGCGAGAGGCGCATGATTCAAACCTACCCAGCGCAGCGCGATCGATTCAAGCCGAAGACAAGTGTCTTCTTGCGATCTGATCTTGATTCGGTCGCACCATTCACGACGAGCGTATCGGGGACGAGCGCGTCTGTCGTTTTCACGACGGCGGCCATCGCGGAGACGAATCGATTCGGTATCGCAACGCTCACGCAAGGCACAACGACGACAGGAAGAGCAAGCGTAGGATCGGCAACCGCAGACTCTGTGATCTTCAACTCCGGCGCGACGACCCTTTGCGCGGCCATCAAGACACCAGCGAACTTGAGCGACGGAACAAATCGATACTCAATTCAAGTCGGTTTCACGAACGCTTTCGCCTCGCTTTCACCGACAATCTCTGCACAGTTGCGATATCGCGACAACAACAACTCAGGAAAATGGCAAGCGTATTGCTCAGAAAGTGTCGGAGGAAATTCCACAGCAGATACAGGGATCACGGTGGCGGCAAGCACGTGGTATACGCTTGAGATTCGCCTTGCGAGGAGCGGCGGCCCTGTTCAGTTCTATATCAACGGATCTCTCGTCGCGACCATCAGTGGGGCCAGCGTGCCGACTGGCTCAAGCAACCCATGCGGAATTTTCTGCGGGACGGTCAAGGCGCTTGGAACGACGGCACGTCCGATGTACGCAGATTTCCTCACCTTTGAGCAAGAGGTGTCGCGATGAAATGGGCCGTCGTGAATGAGAAGAACGTCGTCATCGAAATCGTCGAGGCCGACATCCGGCCAGCGTCGGCCGTTCGCATCGACGATCTGCCGTGTCGCGTTGGACTTCAATGGACTGGATGGGATTTCGCGCCGCAGCGATTCACCTCGTTCGAGTTTCTGCAACGATTCACCGATGCCGAGTTGGAACTTGTGCGATCTCGGGCCGCGATTGACGCGACGTGCTGGCGGTTCCTGACGCTTGCTCAGGCGGCACAGGAGGTCGACACAGGCGATCCGATGACGATCGCAGGCATGGACTACCTCGTTTCGATCGCTCTCTTGACGAGTGCGCGGCGAAATGAAATCATGGTGGCATAGGAGACATCATGGAACGAGAGGAACTGAAGACATACTCGCAGGCGAGGCAAGATCTTTTCGCGTGGCTTTGTCGCGGACAATCGAAGAGCGGATCCTTCGTCGATCTCGGAGCAGGCCATCCAGTCAACGGAAGTAACACGAAATTTCTTGAGGAGATGGGATGGCATGGCATCCTTGCAGACATCGCGACCTTCGATGATCTGGTGAAGGAACGCAGCGAAGACAACGAGATCTTCGGAGATGCATTTGATCCGACATTGGATGCGACGTTGATCGAGATGGCTGGCAAGAGCGCAGGCGTGATCGACTTCCTCTCCTTGGATCTCGAGCCGCCGATGCTCACGCTTCAAAGGCTCGTCACGCTTCCTCTCGATCGCGTGAAGTTTGCCGTCGCCTGCGTCGAGCACGATCTCTACCGAGGCAACGAGCACATTCGAGCAGCGATGCGCGGCATCATGGAGAGCCGTGGATATTTATGCGTCGCGCACGATGTACACATGCTCGCCGTCAGCTCGACAAGCGGCAACATGGTTCCAGTTGAGGACTGGTGGGTGCATCATGATCTGGTGAATCCACGAAACGCCATGCAAGTCGCAAGGGCATTGATCCAAGGCTACGAAGCCGAGTGCATTGAGCAGATCGAATTCCTTGAACGAGCGAAGGCACAGCCCGCGGATCTTGAGGAGGATGTTGCGTGAAGAAGGGAAGACCGAGAGCAGAATTCGATATCAAGATGGTCGAATCTCTTGCAGCGATTGGATGCACGATTGAAGAGATTTCGGTTCTCGTCGGTGTATCAACAGCAACACTCAAGCGCCGTGCAACGGAACAGATCAGCCGCGGTCACGAAGAGATGAAGACTTCTCTTCGCCGTTGGCAATACCTGAAGGCGAAAGAAGGCTCCGTGCCGATGCTCATCTGGCTTGGCAAGCAGTACCTCGGCCAGCGTGACAAGATCGACGAGACGAGGCGCGAGGAAGTAGTCACGATTGAGCGTATCGCGCCGAAGATCGCGCTCGCGGATACCGCGTGAAGATTCGAGTCCCCTCTATCGAATCCGTTCTACACGCTTCGCAGCGCGAGGTATACCGAAGCCTTGCTCGATTCTCTGTTCTCGAGATCGGTCGGCGTTGGGGAAAGACAACCTTCGGTATGCAACTGGGGATCGAAACTGCCATACTTGGTAGGAAGTGTGGTTGGTTTGCTCCGTCGTACAAGTACCTCGCGGATCCCGTGCGTGAGTTCGAGCGAGCGTTGAAGCCAGTTCTCAAGCGCCATGATCGCGTCGAGAAGCGAATGGAATTCTCCACCGGCGGATCGATTGACTTCTGGACGCTCGAGGATGTCGATGCAGGTCGTGGCCGATCGTATGATCGGATCGTTATCGATGAGGCTGGCTTTGCTCCGAATCTACTCGAAGCATGGCGAGCGTCGATGAGACCGACGCTCGCAGATCGCAAGGGAAGCGCACTCTTCCTCGGAACTCCCAAGGGAACAGGCGACTTCCACAGGCTTTTCCTCGAGGCCGAATCAGATACCACTGGTGCGTGGAAAGCGTTTCGTATCGGTAGCGTCGCGAATCCCTACATCGATCCCGATGAAATCAAAGACGCGAAGAAGATGCTACCTCCTGAAATCTTCGCGCAAGAGTTTGAGGGTATTCCGGCGGAAGACGGCGGAAACCCATTCGGTATCAACGCGATCCGCGCTTGCATTGGGCCTCTTTCAACGGCTCCAGTTGAATGCTATGGCGTGGATCTTGCGAAGTCGCAAGATTGGACTGTCATCATTGGCCTCGATGGAGAAGGCCGCGTAGCTCATCTCGATCGGTGGCAGGCTCCATGGAATGTGACAAGAGAGCGACTTGCACGGCTGATAGGTGACAAATCTGCACAGATTGACTCGACCGGAGTCGGTGATCCGATCGTCGAGGATCTTCGCAAGGTCTGCCGTCGTGTGGAAGGCTTCAAATTCACAAGCCAAAGCAAGCAACAACTCATGGAAGGCTTGCAAATCGCCATCTCAACGAGCGAGATTCGCTTCCCAGACGGTTGGCTTCGCGCTGAACTTGAATCGTTTGGTTTCCGATACTCAGGAAGAAGCGTCTCGTATGAGGCGACGGTCGGTCACGATGACGGCGTTTGCGCTCTAGCGCTCGCCGTTCTTGCTCGACGCGCAAGAAGGCCGCTCATTCTCAAGGTCATCTGATGAATCTACTCGCACGAATCAAAGCGGCATTTTCCAACGAGCGCTGGATGCGCTCGACGATGACAGTTCTTCGCGGAGAAGAAGCGAAGAGAGCGCCTTTCTCGCAGAATGCTGCTGTCTCCTCATATCGATCATGGATCTATGCGGCAGCGAATCTCAACGCAGTCGCGGTCGCGTCACAACCTCTGCGGTTGTATGTGAAGAATCGCAGTGCCGGCACGAAACTCTGGAACACGCGCAAGGCGTCGCGCCGAACGAAAGCGTATCTCAGCGGATCGCTCGAGCAGATTCCATCACGCTACGCGATGACGAAGGCGGCAGAGTACGGCGACGATTACGAGGTTGTCGAGGATTCGCATCCGATCCTTACGCTGCTCTCGAAAGTGAATCCGTATCAGAACGGATTCGATGCCACCGTGCTTCGTGTGTTGTATGGAGAATTGACAGGGAATTCTTACATCCATCCGGTCATCGATGAGAAGCGAGGCATCCCAGTTGAACTCTGGACGATGCCTTCTCAATATGTTGAGATCATTCCAGGACAGGAAGCAGGCGATCCATTCATCAAAGGCTATCGATACGGTGCGACTGAAGAGCAGAAGCGCTCGAACACATTTGCACCGGATGAAGTGATCCATTTCCGAAGGCCGAATCCAAGCGATATCTACTACGGCATCGGCAAGGTCGAAGCCGCGTGGGGCGCGACGATGGCAAACGAAGCCGTCCATGAAATGGATACGGCGTTCTTCGCGAACAAGGCGCGACCAGATTATCTCCTCGTCGTGAAGTCTCCGGCGCACGATGACGAGATCGAGCGTCTGGAAGTTGCCATCGACGAGAAGCTCCGCGGATCGAAGCGAACGGGCCGCTTCCTCACCACGACGGCGGACATCGATCTGAAGCCGCTTTCATTTCCTCCGAAGGATCTCGCAGGCCGTTCAGAGATCGTCGAGGAAATCGCTGCGGTGTTCGGAGTTCCGGTGTCGATGCTCAAGGCAAACGATCCGAACCTCGCAAGCGCGACGGTCGGCTTTGCATCATGGAAGCAGACGACGATTCTTCCTCTTCTTCGCATGGATGAAGAGACGCTGAATCAAAATCTTCTTCCTCTCTTCGGCATCGAGGAAGATGCCTTCCTCGCGTACGACAACCCCGTCTCCGAGGACGAGCGCTTCGCCTTCGAGAAGTTGCGCTCGATGGTTGCTGGCGGAATCATGACCGCGAATGAAGCGCGTATGCGCGAGGGACTGGAGGCCGTCGAAGATCCGATGGCCGACGCGCTGCTCGTCAACGGACAGCCTCTTGGCGGCCCTGCTCCGATGCCACCAGTCGGCCTTGCAAGTGCCGAGCCAGATGGCCTTGTCGGGCCTCTCGATCAAGCGCCGGATCTCGACGATCCGCCACAAGCTACGCAGCAGAACGCAGGCTTGACATTCGAGCCGATGGACGAACCAAAACAAAAGGACGCGCTTTCCGACTGTGTCTCGGACAAGATCCGCAAACTTCTTGATGAAGGCTATGAGCAAGATCAAGCAGTCGCCATCGCTTACTCGATGTGCAGCGAAGGAAAGTCTATCGAAGACGCTGCATCGTTCGTGATCGATGAGTTGATGGAAACCCTTCCAACAGTCACGAAGGCGCTCGGCGACATCGATACACGGCCTCCGCAAAGCGTCGCTGACAACGCGAAGCGAGCGCTCGAGGTTCGCGCACGAAAGCCGGAATCCGAGCGCGGCATGACGGCAGTAGGAATCGCTCGCGCTCGAGATCTCGCAAATCGCGTCGCGCTTTCTGAGGACACGATCCGGCGCATGGTCGCGTATTTCGAGCGCCACGAATCCGACAAGGAAGGCTCGACTTGGGACGAGCAGGGCAAGGGATGGCAGGCTTGGAATGGCTGGGGCGGCGATGACGGCTTCGCATGGGCAAAGCGGAAGCGCGATGAGTTTGACCGCGAGCGCGATCGCAACTCCGAGCGCAAGAAGAAGTCGTGCGGATGTGGATGCGATCGTGACCCATTCAAAGGCCTCTCGATCGACGACGCTTGGACGAAGGCACTCGAAGCCATCGCGGAAGAGATCGACTGCATCGACGGAAAGAACTGCGGAGTCGGCGCAGAAGGCTTCGAGGAAGGCAACACATGCGGAGGATCAAGCGGCGGCGGCGGATCGAGCGAATCGTCTTCGGCTCAGAAGGAATCGAAGCCTACGAGCGACAAGCCAAAGGCTCCGAAGAAACCGCGCTCGTCGAAGCCTTCAAAGGGATCTCCTCCGGCAGAAGGCATGGCAAAGCCTCAATCGCACTCGGTCGAACTCCCTGCGAAGCCTTCGCGGATTACAATTGATGTCGCGGAGAATGCGTTCCGAGCGATGGGCTACCAGATGACAGCGTGGAAGCCCTCAGCGACCGGAACGACGGTCACGCTGAAGGATGACTCCGGCAAGGAATCGAAACTACCGATCTCCGATGCGGTGAATCTCATCTATGCAAATTCAAGCGATCCGAAGGCAAACGCGGCTCCGGCGATGAAGCCGAAGAAGTCGCTTCTCTCTGATCTCTGGACGAAGGCCATCGAGGCCGACGAGATCCAGCCGCGATGGATTCACACGAAGGCGAGCGAGCGAGACGCAAAACGCGAATTCGAGAAGATCACGAAGCAAGAAGAAGAGATTGGATCGAGTGTCGGCAAGGTCTTTGATCGTCAGGTGAAAGCCATCATCGAGAAGATCAATACCGGCACAGCACCGACGCAAGAACTTGTTTCGGAAGTTGAAACGCTTCTCAAGTCGAAGCGTTGGAGCAAGCAACTTGTAGATGCGCTGCGACCGTATCTCGAGGATTCACTTCTCGCAGGTCTCGCCATCGGTCAACAGACTCTCGAGAAACTCTCTGCTCTACCTGCCACCTTCGAGAAGCGCGGTGATGATCTTCGAGCCTATGCGAAGAGCGAATCGGTGCGTCTGGCTGATCGCGCTGCAAACTCGGTGAACGGATACACGGCAGTCCGATTCAGAGAGATCCTCGGCGACGGAGTTGCGGAAGGAAAGACAATTCCGCAACTGGCAGAAACCGTGAAAGAGTGGGCCAAGGCCGAAGGCGACGCAGAGCGCCAGACGAAGCGACGCGCCTTGACGATCGCTCGAACAGAATCGCAACGAGCAAGCCGACGCGCTGAAGTTCAAGCGTGGAAAGCCTCTGGAGTTGTGACAGGAAAGACTTGGCTTCTTGCGCCTGATCCATGCGAATTCTGCGAGGCCGCGTCGGAGGCTTTCTCGGATAACGCAGTCGATATCGATGGCTCGTTCTATGAGCAAGGATCGGAGATCCAAGGGAAAGACGGCGGAACGATGGTCGCGGATTACGAGTCGATTGATGGCCCTCCTCTGCATCCAAACTGCCGATGTTCGCTCATGCCGAAACTCGACGGCGCGTATCAAGACATTCTCGACGAAGCGCTTGCAGATCAAGAAGCGGAATTCGCACTCGAAGAAGCAGCAAGGAACGCTGAACAATGAAGATCGAACTCAAGCGCAAGGCACTCGGTGCGGAACTCTCGCAAACAGCAAAAGGCTTCTCTGCTGTCATCACAGCAGAAACTCTCGATCGCGATGGCGAGGTACTCATTCCAAGCGGCATGAACTCAAAGGAGTTCGAGCAGAACCCCACGCTCTTTTGGAATCACGACTACTCCGAGCCTGTCGGAACAACGACGCAACTCAAGCGCCGTGAGCGAGACATCCTCGGAGAGTTCGTCTTCGCGAAGCGACCAGATGGCTACGCAGGAGAGTTCTTCCCTGAAGTCGCCGCGGCTCTCGTCGGCCAAGGCATTGTTCGCGCTGTCTCTGTTGGATATGTTCCAGAGGACGGCGGTATTCGTCGTGCCACCGATGCAGATCGCAAGCGATACGGCGATGCCGTGAAGACGATCTACTCGCGATGGAAGTTGCTCGAGATCTCTCTTGCTCCTTTGCAAGCGAATCCTGAAGCGCTCATCACCGCCGTCAAGAAAGGCATCGTTTCGCCGGCTGGCGCGAAGCGTTGGTTTGGTATCGAAGCACCAAAGCGCACCGTGGTTTCAATTTCAATCCCTGCGCCCTCAATTGCGAAGAAGTGCAAGCCGATGATTGAAGAGGCCGTCGCTCGCGAGATTGCTCGCGCTCGCGGCTCCATCTATCTCTGATACCGCGGTCGCGCTTACGGCACTTCGCTTGAAACGCTTCCTCACGGGAAAGACTCAGATGTCTCACGGAGTTTTTCAAATGAAGACAATGAACATCGATCAGTTCAAGGCCGCGCTCGATCGCGCTGCCAAGATCAAAGGCGCTGAAGGCGTTGCACATCAGAAGAAGCTCATTCTTGAAGGCTACATGGTCACCGATGCAGAAGGCATGATGGTTGATCCTGAGAGCCTCGATGTCGTCATCAAGGCCGCAGCGCCAGAAACCGACATGATGAAGGAAGAAGAAAAGGAAGAGATGACCAAAAGCATCCGTCGCGAAGTCGCTTCGCGTCTGGATTCCATGCCTCGCGGTATGTCGGTCGTCGGCAATGTCGATGAGAAGCCTTGGGAAAAGCTTGCAACCTACTCGACCAAGGTGAAGTCATTCTCCTCGAAGGAAATGGCTTGGAAGTTCGGTACTTGGTGCTTGGCGACCATGGGTCACAAGAAGAGCCAAGACAACTGCAAGAATCACGGAATTCAGATCAAGGCACACACCGAAGGCGTGAACTCGCAAGGTGGCTTCCTTGTTCCTGACGAGATGGCTGCTGAACTTGTCACGCTTCGTGAGCAGTACGGCGTGTTCCGTCGCAACGCGAAAATCTACCGCATGGCATCGGACACGCTCCGCATCCCACGAAAGAACACCGGCTTGACCGCGTACTGGGTTGGCGAAGCCATCGCCGGCACCGAGTCGACCATGGGCTTCGACTCGATCCAGCTTGTCGCGCACAAGTTGACCGCTCTTACGACCGTGTCGAACGAACTGCTCGAGGACAGCGTGATCGATCTTGCAAGCGATGTTGCGAACGAAATCGCGTACCAGTTTGCTTTCAAGGAAGACGACGCAGGCTTCAACGGCGACGGCACTTCCACATACGGTGGTATCGTTGGCCTCAAGAATGCTCTGACAAATGCGACCTACCAAGTCGCGACTTCGAGCACGAATACAAAGGCAGGCGTGACTCGTGACGAAATCTCGGTCGCACTCGCGATCCTTCCGCAGTGGGCCTTCCAACGCAACAATGTGAAGTTCTTCTGCAACAAGTCGACTTTCCACGCCATCTTTGAGCGCCTCGCTCACGGCGTCGGCGGCGCGACGATGGCGGAACTCTCAAACGGTCTTGCACCGCGATACCTCGGATACCCAGTCGAGTTCACGCAAGCGATTCCTAATCCGGCAGATTCTGACGGCAATGTTGCGTTCTATGTTGGAGATCTTCAGCAAGGTTGCTACCTCGGCGATCGTCGTTCGACTGCGATCGCGTTCAGCGATTCTGCTCTCAACGCTTTCGAGCAAGACGAGCGCGTCGTTCGTGGTACTCAGCGCGTCGATATCGTGTGCGCCAATGTCGGCAGTTCTTCGGCCGCAGGCGCGATGGTCAAGTTTACCCTCTGATCCGAAGGAGGATCTCATACATGCTCGCTCCTAATTTCAAGACCATCACGGTGACTGGCGCTGCAACAGCGGCTGGAACACTGACCGCAGAATTCGATACCGTGGGTTTCTCGTACGCATCGATTTCATTCATCGATGGCACCACAAATACGACCCACACGATCGGTACCGTGGTCACCAACAACATTGTTCAACATTCGGATACCTCTAATTCTGGACATGCGAACATTTCAGGCTATGTCTCTGGAACAGATTACACGGTTACTACGACCGCGATTTCAACCGGACTGGCAAAGATCACCTACAACATCGATCTTCGAGGCAAGAAGCGTTACCTCAAGATCGGAGCTGGCAGTCACGGCGCGATGACGACCGGCGCAATCGTTTGCACTCTTTCTAATCCATCGGATGGCTGTGTGACGGCCGCCGAGTTTGGTGCGGCGATTGTTGTGAACGGTTGATCCGAAAATCGTCCTCTTCCTCTTGTGGGGCCGGAGCGGAATTCCCGCTTCGGCCCTATCATTTTGGAGCCGCAACGGCAGGAGACAACATGGAAGAAAAGAAGAGCGCCTGTGACATTGGAAACGGTCTCACAAAGATCAAGACCGAAGATGCGATTGCATGGCTTCGAGGCATTGCAGATCAACTCAAAGACGGCGGCGAGTTGCGTTTGGAAGTTCCAGATCTTGATGGGGTCATCAAAGCGTATGAGCATGGAGAAGCCGAAACAGAAGAGATGCTTCTTGGTGACGGCGCGAAGTCAATTTGGAATCGAGAGAAGCTTTCTCGCGTTCTGAATCTCGCAGGCTTTGAGGTGTCAAGAGGTCGCGCTGGATGGTCATGGAACGAAACGCGAACGAAGATTTCTGTAGTCGCTCGGAAGTTCTCGCGGCCAGCGCCATCGTTTCCGATGAAGGACATTGAGTGCATCATGTCTCTGCCTCGCGTTTGTTGGACGGACACGCAAGGAGAGGTGCATCAGGCGGCACACAAGTTAGGGTTCAAAGTTACTCGAGCGACTGGAGTTTTTTGGGGCCAAAGCCTACAGCGTCTTTTTGAAATCGCTTTGAAAAGCGATGAGACAAAATACATACTCACGGTGGATTACGATTCGATCTTTGATGCAGAGGACATCATTCGATTGTGGCAAGTCATGGAATCAAATCCAGATGTCGCCGCGCTTTGTCCGTTGCAAATTGGACGAGATAAAGAGACTCCTCTTTTCTCTGTGCGCGGCGAAGATGGATCTCTCCTCAAAGAAATGGGAGAAGATCATCTCTTCACAGATGCTCTCGATATGAACACTGGCCACTTCGGCCTGACGCTGATTCGTACCGATGCAGTTCGAGAGATAAAGCGGCCATTCTTCCAAGGTATTCCAAGTCCAAACGGCGACTGGGGAGAGGGCCGCGTCGATGACGACATCTTCTTCTGGAATCGACTTCGAGAAGCGGGAAAACGCATCTGCCTTTGTCCTCGCGTTCGCATCGGCCATCTGCAAAATGTCGTGACATGGCCTGGGGAAGACTGCCGAGCAATCACGCAATATCTCACCGACTATCACGATAACGGGAGGCCGCGACAATGCATGACCTTCTGATGATCTTGCGGAACTGCTCGATTCAACTGGATGGAAGCCGAATGGATCTTCGGCCTGGAGCGCTTGTGAATGTTCCGCCGAGTGTCGCTCAGAATCTCATCTCGAAGGGTTACGCTCGCCACGCTGTTCCGCCGGCTCCTCTCTTCGTGAACTCTACTGATCCGCCGAAGAAGCCGAAGAAGACAGCAAGGAGAGCCGATGGCAATCTCGACGAACAGTCTGGTCACGCTCGCGACGCTGAAAGCGTTTCTCGGAATCACAACGACGACGGACGACGCGATTCTTGAAGCGTCTATTGATCGTTCAAGTGACTACATTCGTCGATATTGCGCTCGTAACTTCGTCGCTGCTCGCTACTACGAGTGGAAAGATACATACGGCGCGAATCGGGTCACGCTGCGTCACAACCCAGTGACCAATGTTCGGTTCGTTGGTGTTGGTGGCGACAATGTAGTGAGCGTGAATTCATCAATCTCGAGCGATGCAGCGGCAACGATCTCGGTGGATGATGTGCATGTGCATCTATTCCGTGTTGATTCAACGGGACAAGAGCATTCAACAACGCTGACATTCGCGAGCAATGACACTACGAATGAGATGGCGACGCAGATCAATGCTACGACTGGATTCACGGCATCCGCGCTGCTGAATGTAAAGACGCACTACCTTCGCAAGTTGGCTGGTCGCGATCTCAAGCAGCAGACATGCTTGCTCGAGGCACCAACGGAAGGTCTCACCGACTATACGATCGACTACGATCGCGGCATCATTTACGGCCCGACGCTCTCGAGGTATCAAGGAATCCTCGTGGACTACACGGGCGGTTTCGATGCGGTGCCATACGACATTCAGCAAGCAACGATCGAGATGGCAACGCGCTTGTATCGTGGGCGCAAGCGAGATCCAGGCCTCGCGAGCGAAAGCCTCGGTGGCTACTCGTACTCGACGCGATCTGTTTCGGAAGTCGATGCATCGACGAAGATGATTCTCGACGGATACCGGAGGCTTCGATGAGCATTGAAAGCCTCATCGATACCTTCGGGAAGACGCTCTATGTTTATGCTCCGAGATACACCGATGGTGCAGATGGATCGCAGAGCAGAACCTACGACACCTATACATCGGAGGTAGGTTTTGTACAGCCGACATCCATGACGCAGATCGTGGCACAAGATCGACTCGAAGGCCGCACAACGGCTGTGATCTATTTCAAGAGCGGAACGAGCGTAGGAATCGATCACGAAATCAAAGACGATATTCTCGGTGGCGCTCGACGGTGGCTTGTCACTGGTGTCACGAATCCAGCGATCCTCAATCAAACAGGAGCGCGACCAGATCTCGATATGGTTGTTGTCGATTGCATCGAAGTAACGCAGGAGGATTCACTGTGAGCGACGCGAAGGTGCGAATCGAAAAACTCAAGATTCAAGCCATGATGCAAGAGGCCGCGTTGTCTGCCATGTCGGTCTCTTTGATTGTTTCATCTGCGTTGCTCAAGAAGCAACTTTCAAAGCCTGGAACTGGTCGAATCTATCGAATCGGGAAAGGCAAGAAAGGCGGAAGGAATCTCCGAGCAAAGGGATATCACCGAGCCTCTGCGGCAGGTCAGTCGCCAGCCGTCAACACGAATCGCCTTCGTGGTTCATGGTCTGTCGAGCGTGTCGGAGTCTCGCAAGATAGTTTCGCTTTGATCAAGCAAGACACCAAGAAGACCGTTCTGCGACTCGGATCTTCCGTGCCATACGCTCGCATCCTTGAGTATGGCGGAAACACTGGTAGACGGCGTAGAACGAAAATCGCAGCGCGTCCATACATTCGACCGAATCTTCCGAGAATCGCGAAGGCCATTCCAAAGATCTTTTCCGAAGCCATCGCTCGGAGGTTTAGATGAGCAAGGCGATTCTTGACGCGTTGAACTCTCGGCTTGATGCAACGGCATCACTGGTCACGATCGTCGGATCGAAGATCTACTTGCAAGAGGGGCCGACCGATGTGAATCCGCCGCTGCTCGTCTATAAGGCAACGGCAGTGCGAACGATTCCATACTTCGGGGCTGTTGGAAGAGTTGAAATCGATCTTGACTTCATCTTTCATATCGGGAACGCGGGAACAACAACCGGCTACACGGCAGCAGCAGCGCTCGCGACGGCGCTTTCAACACCATTGACATCGGTCACTGGGTATGACCGAGTGCGATTCACGCAGGTTGAGAGCGGCGTACCCTCATTCGAGGATGATTCTTGGTCGATTGTTGAGAGGTACAGAGCGATCGCGCACGACACATAAGGAAGCATCATGGCAATCGATACATACATCACAGGCAACGACGGAAACTTCTCGTACACGGTCAACAGCGTGGCGCAAACTCTGTTCAAAGTGCGCTCTTATGCGGCGACCATCAATCGCGTCGTGACAGATCAAACGGGATTCGGTGACACTGGCAAGCGCAAGCGCCTCGGTATGCTCGATCTCACCGGAACGCTCAACGCGACAATCGGTATCGATTCGAGTGCATCGACAAGTTCAACATCGACGGCAAATGTGATGATGAGCGCTCAAGACACAACTTCAACGCGTCCTGCTGTGACTTTGACGCTCTACGATGGCGCTGGAACTACGGACGCGAAGATCACTGGAAACTGCATCTTCTCTTCATTCGCTTTCAACAGCGATCGCAACGGAGATTCGACTGTCACTGTGAACTTCGAGAACGCTGACGGCACGGCCCCTGTGGTTTCTTGGCTCGTCTGATCTATGAATACAGCTCGACCAGAAGAGGTGATGGGCATGTTCGGCCCATCCGATACGGATTGGATCGTGACTCTTGTCACAGTCGATGGCCGTGTGATAAATCGAAGGATCGCTCCTGGTCGGATTGATGAAGAATCGGCGGTTCGTGTCGCGATGAATGCGAGTGAGATCTTCCTGAAGGATCTTGATTCGTACTCTGTGCGCCGAGCCGCCGATCGTTCTTTGGTTACAAATGGAGATGAGTTCCTCGCTGAACTCAGAAAGAGGAAGAGATGAGTGTGGCACCGTTTCAGATTGAAGAGGGCGGTCGCGTGTATCGACTGCGACCTTTGACCGTGCGCGAGCGCATGGCGCTCGTCGAGGCGCATGTGGCATACGAGCGAGAGAAGGCGCTGTCCATCGTGAAGGCATCTGGAATGCCTGCAAAGGATGGTCTTGCATTCATCGGAGATGCCGTCGAGAAGGCAGAGCGTGTATCTGCGATTGTGATGGATTGCTTCACGCTTCGAGGCGCTCTCGCCGTGCTTCGTGTTTCGCTTGGCTCCGAAGAGGAAGTGGATTCGCTCGCGTCGAGCGTGGAGCCTGGAAGACTTTCCGTGCTTGCTGCTCGATGCTTGAGCGTGAATACCGAAGAGAAGGCAGACTCGGGAAACGAGTGAGCGCTTCGCCTGTGAGGCCGCGACCGCGGAACTTTCTCAGCGAAGCGCATCTGATCGCTCGAACAGCGCCAGGCCTTGGAAATCCTCTCGATCTCACGATTGCAGAGTTTGATGCTCATCTCGCTCTCGCCTGCAAAGGCGGAGAAGTCGATAGAAGACCGTGGCATCAACGATTCGTTGAGGATCAACTCCGATGAAAGCCGGCGAAATCGAAATCAACATCCTCGCGAACTATCAGCAGATCGAGAAAGATTTGCGGCATGTCGAGCAGCAGGCTCAACAGGCAGGCGATCGCGCAGGAAAGAGTTTCAAAGAAGAATTTGCATCCAAGAGTCAGATGCAGGCAGAAGCGATCATCGGAAAGTTTTCAGGAATCAAAGCAGCAGAAACATTGGTCAACGGCATCACGAATTTCATCAAGTCTGACAAGAGCATCATTGATGCCACGACAGATACATTCAAGGGAATTCCTTGGGCTGGTTCGTTCGTCGGTCTCGGTGAAGCAATTTTCAATGCTGTATATGACAACACTCTTGGAGCAGCGGATGCTGCTGCTCGCCAGCAGGCTCGTTTTGCAGAGACCGAATATCACGAACAAGAAGAACTCAGAAAAGCGGCAGCAGAAGAAGAAGCGAAGCGTCTTGAAGAGTTGAAAAAGAAGCGCATCGAAGACGGCAAGATCGCATCGAAGCAACTTGCTGAAGCGCAGCGCCAGTACTACGAGGTAGGATTCAAGGATCAACTTTCATTCGTTGAAAAAGAAGGCGACATCGAAGAGGTGCGGAAGGCACGGCTTCTCGAGTCGGAATATCTTCTTCGCACAGAATTGCAAGACAAACTCGCAAAGTCGGCATCGCAGAAAGAAACCGAACTTCTGAAGATGACCTATGCAGACAAGCAGCGTCTTGCTGCTGAGGCCATCAATAAAGAAATAGATGATCGCATCAAGAAAGAAACGGATGCGAACAAGAAACTTGCCGACGAGAAAGCAAAGCAAGAGCAAGAGATCGCTGACAAACTCGCGGAAGAAGCGA